GGCAGGTAGATATGAACAAGCACCAGACGCAACAGCGTTCCCAAATGATTCGGCGGACCGTTATGAAGGTATGCTTGTTGTACGTAGTGAACTGCGCTCTATGTGCAGTCATCATCACCAACCCGTTGCTGGCGTGGCTTATATTGGTATTATTGCTGCCAATAAACTTATTGGTTTATCTAAGTATACCCGAATCGCACAGTGGTGTGCAAGACGAGGTACTCTCCAGGAGGAACTTTGTAACGACATTGCCCGAGAGATTAGTAAAGCTACTGATTCGGAAAACGTAGCAGTGTATATTCAAGCAGTACATGGTTGTTGTGAAAATCGTGGCATCATGGCACATAGCAGTTTAACGCAGACAACAGTATTGGCTGGCTCATTTAAAACTGATCCTGGCGCAAAGAAAGAATTCTTTGATAATATTAAACTACAACAGGAATTTGCACCACGATGAAAGATCCTAAAATAGAAAAACTAGTCAAAGAATTACATTCTTCTGTGGCCAGTGTAAATGTAATAATGGAAAAATTACAAAATCTTAATGTAGATGTTAAAATCTCATACATCGATCCAAAATCTTCTGAACTTAATAATAGTGGAGTTCAAAGTATTAAAGTTTGGCGAGTAGAAGAACGTAATGACTACCTCTAATTCTGCGCCAGGATACGGAGCTATACCGCCAAACGTGGGTGCCGCACAGGTTCTAACTTCTAATGGTATGAATGGTAGTAGTTGGATGAGTCAAGGCATAACAACGGCACAGACTAGTGCTATTCAAATTGGTAATCCTAATCCTGTTATTACATTTAAATTGGATGGTGATATCGTTACTAAGGCAGGAACGATTACAGCAGAAGACTGGATATCTGTTATTAAACTTATGAAAAGGTTGATCATGGATATGAGCGAAGATCGGGAATTAGTATCTAAATATCCGTATATACAAGATGCGGCGCACTCTTGGTTTATGAATGAACTTAAAGGAAAAGACAATGGCGACAAAGAAGAAACCTAAAGAAGACAGCATTACATTAGAAATGCCCGGAACTATTGGTAGTGCAAAAATAGTATTTGCAGAACCCACAGTGGTTAAAGGTAGTCACTTAACTGTTACTACATACCCCGATGGTAAGACTACATTGGAATGGGACGACGAAGCATTGCTCAATGATGTTCGTCGAGCACTACTAAAAGCAGAAAGCAATATTCCTGCTACAATAGAAACTAAACCGAAACGTGCTAAAAAAGTAAAATAAAATGCCCGGGGTAAAAAATCAGCAGTTGATATTTCTCAATTTTTGGGAACGTAAACAACTTGAATATTGGCTAGCTGATAACTTTTCGGATTGCACTATTCGAAATATATATGACACTTGGAGTTCTCCGGAAGAACAAGAGTGGTATGCCATAGAAGGTAATATAACACTTGACATGGAGTGCCTTTTGAAGTTAAAATATGGTAATAGATTAAAAGACTCTAATGCAGGAATAAGACATGGACAAAATTAAAGTAAGTGAAATTTTTTATAGCGCACAAGGTGAAGGTCGTTTTATTGGTGTGCCTAGTGTGTTCTTCCGCACATTCGGATGTAATTTCAAATGTGCAGGCTTTGGTTTGCCTACAGGAATAAAGACCACTGAACCAGATGATATAGGTGCAAAAGTTCACTTGTATAAATCCTTTATGGATTTGCCACTGGCACAAACAGGCTGTGACAGTTATGCAAGTTGGCATCCTGCATTTAAACATCTAAGTCCTTACTACAGCATTGATGAGGCTATTGATGAGATGTTAAAACTAACACCTAATCATGCGTGGAAGCAAGACAATGGCAATGACGTACATCTTGTTATCACAGGTGGTGAACCTTTGCTGGGTTGGCAACAACTATATCCAGACTTGCTCAGTGAAAACAAAATGCGTGATTTAGAAAATCTTACATTTGAAACTAATGGTACTCAACATTTACACGAAGACTTTAAACGATTCTTAACCAATGACTATCATCTACGTAAAGATCAAATTACATTTAGTGTGAGCCCAAAGCTAAGTGCCAGTGGCGAGTCATGGAAGGATGCAATTTGTCCAGAAGTAGTTGTAGAATATCAAACACGTGGTTTTACTTATTTGAAGTTTGTTGTAGATAAGTTAGAAGACTTCAAAGAAGTAGATGCAGCCACAGCAGAGTATAGGGAAGCAGGCTTTAAAGGTCCAGTGTTTGTTATGCCAGTGGGCGGCACAGATGCCGCTTACTTTGCCAACAGTAAACATATTGCAGATATTGCATTAGAACGAGGCTATAGGTATAGCCCGCGACTACATGTTGATATTTGGAGTAATGGTTGGGGAAAATAATGAAAGCACAAACACCTGCTCGAAGTATTATGTCCAATGGAGACTTTGGCGATAGTAAGGCATATACAATTTCCTGCGAATGTCATGACAACAATCACGATGTTCATATGTGGATAGAGATAAATGGAGATGAGGATGTAAAAGATGTTGAAATGATATTCTATGTTAATACAACTTCACCTATTTGGAAACAAGGCTTTAATCGTTTTAAAGTCGCTTGGGATGTATTAGTTAATGGTTATCATGAAAGTCAGCACACTTTGCTTTTGAACAAGCAAGGAGCAATGAATGTTGCCAATACTATTACCAAAGTAGTAAAAGAATTAGAAGGAAAAAAATGAGTTATTTATTTACAAGTGAAAGCGTGTCAGAAGGACATCCAGATAAAGTAGCAGATGCTATCAGTGATGCAGTATTAGATCTAGTCATGGCCAAAGAAGATTCAAGTCTTCGATGTGCCTGTGAAACATTAGTCACAACTAATAGAGTAATTGTTGCTGGAGAATACAAAGGAATTCTAAATAAATTAGAAGTAGAAGGTGCTATCCGTAATGTTATTAGAAAAATTGGTTATGAACAAGCTGGTTTTGATTGGCGTAGTGTAGAAATTACAAACTTGTTGCACGGTCAAAGTGCAGACATTGCACTAGGTACAGATAACTTCGGCGCAGGTGATCAAGGCTTAATGTTTGGTTATGCTTGTCGAGAAACTGATAATTATATGCCAAATGCAATTTATTGGAGTCATCGAATTGTTGAAGGATTGGCTACATCACGTAAAAATGGTGACTTAAAATTCTTAGGTCCAGATGCCAAGAGTCAAGTTACATTTGAATATAACGATGACAGTACACCTAAACGTATTTCCAAAGTAGTTTGCAGTACTCAACACGGTGAAGATGTTAATATTGAAACTGTACGTAATGTTATAGAAGCATTTATTAGAAATATTTTACCAAGAAAGTTTGTAGACAATGGCACTGAGTTTTTTATTAATCCTACTGGCCGCTTTGTTATCGGCGGCCCTGACGGTGATACTGGTCTTACTGGAAGAAAAATTATCGTTGATACCTACGGCGGTTATAGCCCTCATGGTGGTGGTGCTTTCTCAGGGAAAGATCCCACAAAGGTAGATCGTAGTGCTGCCTATTTGACACGTTGGATTGCTAAAAATATCGTAGCTAGCGGACATGCCGATTGGGCTAATGTACAAATCAGCTATGCTATTGGATTGGCACAACCAATGAGCTTTTACATTGAAAGCAATGGTGATAGTAGAAAGTTAACAAAGACTATTGAAGATTTAGTAGACTTGACACCAAAAGGTATTATCGAAAGGTTCGAACTATTCCGACCTATTTATAGTAGTACTACTAACTATGGACACTTTGGTAAAGACTATTTGCCATGGGAAAAAATTGATTTATTTTAAACTATGCTAAACAAACTAAAAAATTTATTTGGCAAAAAGCCAGAAGCCACAGGCAAAGAAGGTAGCGAGCCTTGGGTCAATGTAGTTAACACTAATTTTGATGGAGAAAATCCAAATCAAGGCTTTATGGAATTAGAATGGAATAAACCATTTATTGAGTTTCTACGTAAGCATAATTACACCGGTGCTACAGATGAAGAAGTAGTTGATAAATGGTTTACTGATTTGTGTAAGAATATTGGCGGACAAATGGAAGAAGAAGCCAAATTTGTTGCCGATGCTGACAAGTTACCAAAACGTCGAAAGAAGTCTTGACTTTAATTGATAATCGTGTATAATAACGTATGTCAACAAAATTAAATTGGAATTTTGAAGTTAAATGGGTAGGTGATACCCATATATTGTTATCTCTATCAAGAACTGACAATGAAGACATTAAAAATGAAATGCTAATGACAGTTAAAGAGTATGCTGAATTCATGGGATTATGCCAAGAATTCAACATGCATTTTAAAGATAAAATTGATGACCAACTTATACAAGATTATTTAAATGGCTAAACAATACATCCTAGTAGATGCCGCTAACATGTTCTTCCGTGCTCGTCACGTTGTTAGAGGAGAAGATGCAGAAACCAAAGTAGGCATGTCTTACCATATTATGTTTAACAGCATTAATAAGGTATGGCGTGACTTTAAAGGCAGTCATGTTGTCATCTGCCTCGAAGGTCGTAGCTGGCGCAAAGATGTGGACACTAGTTACAAAGCCAATCGTACTGCGGCTCGCATGGCATTGGATCCTAAGGAAGCTGAGGAAGAAAAACTTTTTTGGCAGGCCTTTGACGAGCTTAAAGATTATCTTTCGTCAAAATCTAACTGTACAATATTACAACATCCAAGATGTGAAGCCGACGATTTCATTGCTCGTTGGATTCAAAATCATCCAGAAGATCAACATGTCATTGTCAGCAGTGACAGTGACTTTTTTCAGTTGCTTGCACCAAACGTTCGTCAATTCAATGGCATTAATAAACAACTTACCACCATTGAAGGCATATTTGATGAAAAAGGTCGCAGAGTAAAAGATAAAAAAACTAAAGAAGATTTGCCTCCGCCTGATCCACAGTGGTTGCTTTTTGAAAAATGTATGCGTGGCGACAGCAGTGACAATGTCTTTAGTGCTTTTCCAGGTGTGCGCGAAAAAGGCACAAAGAATAAAGTTGGTTTGAGAGAAGCATTTGCTGACAGAGAAACCAAGGGACTAAATTGGAATATGATGATGCTTCAGCGTTGGGTAGACCACAACGAAGTCGAACACAGAGTTCGTGATAGATATTTGCATAATAAAATGCTAATAGACTTGACAGAACAGCCAGAAGATATTAAACTAGCGTTAGATACAACAATTAACGAAGCCGTTAATAAAGATAGAGTGCAGTCAGTGGGACTACACTTTGTTAAATTTTGTAGCAAATGGAATCTTGTCGCTATCGCAGATAAAATGACAGATCATGGCGAATACCTCGGAGCAACATATAAATGATTTTAGCAAAAAGTGTAATTAAAGATAAATTTTGGATCTTAGAAGAAGATGCCAAACGTGTTGGTATGATGAACTTCAAAGACAACAATTATACTATTAATCTAAAGCGCAAAGATTTTATAGCGCAAAATGAAAATGAACTTAAAGACATGGGCATTGAATTTGTCATTCGTGATTTAACTCATGGTGGCCATCTTGAAGTCATGGGATATCCAACAGATCAAGAAGAAGTATTTAATGTAAAAGAAATTGATGGTTTTCCAACTTTTACTAAAAAATCAAGCAGTAAGAGTTTTCATGTTGCAGGTTGGTACGGTTTAAAGTTTAAAAATGGCTGGTGTGCCAGTTTGTGCCCCAGATTAACCACTGTTAAAACTAATATATATGTGGGGCCGTTTAAAACTAAAATGGATTTAAAAGTTGTTTTAGGCCAACAAAAAGATGTAATTTTAGAACAAGACGACATTTAAGTAGTAGTTAATCTGTGTTTTTTGATAAATAATATATCGGAGAACAGATTAAATGTCGAGACCTAAACCAACTATATTATTAACACACGTAGATCCAAGTACTTACAAAAGCGAAGAGGTATTAGAAGCTGACGCGATCTATGCGGTCTTTTATAAAGGTCGTCCTTTTAATCTACGTACATTTTTGAACAGTTTGCAAGATTATCCTGGACCTAAATATAAAAAAGTTAGTTTTAGTAATCCAGGTCATGCATTTAACTTAATGGAAAAAATGAACAAGTTATTTAAGTGTTCTGATTTTACAGTAATAGAGTTAAAAGAAGGTTCTACAATTAATGAATCAGAACTTATCAAAAAAGCAGATAAGTGAATCAATCTTTGAACAATTACAAAAGTCAGTGGGAAGAGACTTAGAGTTTTTTCAAATTTTTAAAAATGCCAAAGGTACTAGATTCACTGGCACAGGATTTGAACTATCGAAAAGTCTTTGGAAAATATATCCAATAAAATTCAAAAAAGAATATAGAGTATTAAATAAAACTCTATTACTATTAGACGAACGCATGGATTGGCCTTACTATCTAAGCAAACGACAATTAGTATTGTTTAGTGAAATGGATGCTTTTGAATTTTCATTATATTCGGGTGATATAAATTTATGGGCCAACAAATTTTAAATACAATAAATGAACAAGGCTATTGTGTTGTTCGTAATCTAATAGATCAAGAAGACATTAACGGTCTCAACGATTTACAGCAATACCTAGAACCACAACGAGGTCATGATTTTACTGCCAAATACTTTCCAAGAAAAAATCTACATGAAGCCGGTAAATTTGCTATATGGTGGAGTCAACAATTAACCGAATGGGAATGTGTTAAATCTATCAACAGTAAGCTATTAGAAGTCACTGAAGATTGGTTTAATGATCGTGTTGTTTATGTCTGTGATGTTATTACCAATGAATCAGGTAATCAGTTTGTAAAGCCGCACATAGATACTCCATATAGATTTGACGCTTGGCACGAAAGTTTCGAACTACTAGGAATTCAATGTATTGTACCTTTGTGTAAGTTTAATAAAGAAAACGGCGGTACTGGCATTTATCCAGGAAGTCATTTAAAAAATTGGAATGTAAAAGATAGTTATCGCGGAGTTTATACTGAGGAATTTTTAGCCAATGTAGTACAACCAGAAATGAATCCTGGAGATGTCCTAATGTATAATCCAAGAGTTTTACATAGCACTATGCCAAATAATACAGATTTAAAACGTAGAGCCCTGCTAACCCACATAACTGCTAGAGAAATGATAGACCAACTAAAATTGGTAGACAATATTTGGTTAGAATAAAGTAATTGTCAACAAAATACAGAGCTACCGCGTTATATATATGTAGGGACAAAAATGTTACTACAGTTCATTAACTAAAAGGAAACTTAAAATGAAAAATCTTATCGCCACACTAATTGTTGCAGTTGCCGCAACATCAGCTCTTGCCGCCGAACCAGCTAAGGTTGAAGCAGTTAAGAAGCCAGAAGCAACAACAGCCGCTCCTGCTACACCAAAGGAAATGCCTAAGGTTGCCAAGCCAAAGACTAAAGCTGAAAAAGCCGCAGAAGCAAAGGATGCTAAACCAGCTGACACAAAAAGTGCGGCTCCAGCACCTGCTGCCAAAGCAGACGAAAAGGCTGCTAGTAAGCCTGCCGCTACAGTACCAGCCAAGTAATTTTGAACTAGACGATGAAGACTGTGAAGGTGGTTCCGACGACACGGATCTTCATCGTGGCTACAGCAGACCAAGACTTGTCACAGTTGATTTAGACGATGACGAAGTCAGTGATTATGTAGCGATAAGGTTGGCATTGGCCCGTGAAAAGGCCATGCAGGCATACCGAAGAAAATGGGCATAATTGCCCATTTTCTTCTATTGACACAAATTAAATTTGAATGTATAATTATGATATGAACAAAGAAAAAGTAAACGAAATTATACAATGGGTTGGTACAGCATTCATCCTTGCAATGTATGTGATATCAAACTTTTTTAGGGGCTACGATGATTTACGTAATGCTGTGGCCCTTGTTGGTGCTATTTGCTTCTTTGCATGGGCCTATCGTGTTGCAAATAAACAACAAATGATTATCAATGGAACTGCTATAGCCTTGTGCTTGGTAGGGTTATTTAATTCCCAATAATTGACACAAATTGGTTTTGGCAGTATAATATACACATAGTTTAACAAAACAGGAGCAAATTATGTTCGTAGTTTACAACAAAGAAACGACACAAATCGTAGGCAGTAAAGCTCGTAGAACTTGGAAAAGTTTGGCAGCCGCTAAAGCTCATTTGTCTCGCATGTCTAAAATGGGTTATAATGTTGCCGAATACGATGTTGCTTCACAGTCGTTCTTTGCAGACAAAATTGAAAAAACTGTAGAACGCACGAATTTGATGACTGGTAAGAAATTTAAAGAAAGCACGAATACGCCTTACTATTGCAGTCCTAGTTCAGAATCTTATTGGTCAATGTAATTGACATAAATTGGTTTTGGTTGTATAATACATATATCGCAACAAGGAGTTGGTATGTGCAAATTCTGTAAATGGGAATGTAAAATGTTCTATGAGGACAAGCTCTATACCGGCTACTATTGGGGTAAAGAGTACAGTTTGGATCGTGCTATAGAAAAAGTTGCAGAATTGCAACAATCGCATCCTGCGATGCGATTTGAATTGTCAGATCACCAAACTGGTAGTAAAATAGTCTTAAACTAAGGAGTTAACATGAAAGCACTTCAAACATTTATTGATCAGAAGAATCGTTGGAACGCTATCTTTAATGGCGAACAATACGAAATCAAAACTGCCGCTGGTCGTCAGCGTGTTGCGGATATGATTGACTCAGCATTGAGTCCAGAAAACTTGACCTGTGATGGCGAACTACCACGTGCAGAAGTTAATCGTCGCTGGAAAGAATTAGATGCCGCCGCAAAACAACTTCGCAAGTTAGATCCCACAGTTAAGTTTTACGAATACGATTATTAAGGAATTAAAATGAGTGCTATGTCAAATCTTTCAATTGAAATTCAAGGTATGCTGGAAGATGGTTACTTGCCTGTAACCATTGCTCGAGAACTTGAAATCCCTATTACTTGGATCTTCGAGGAAATCGAACAAGAAGAACTTAGCCCTTTTGAAACAATTAACTCTTAATATCATGAACGCATTTGATAAAGAAAATTTAGAGTTCTTCATGCGAGCCGATAAGGCTACTATGCAAGAATGGTTCGAATGGGCAGATCAAGAAAATCTAGCTTATGCTATGAAGTTGATCCGAGCTGAAATATCCAGATTGGAAATGAGCTCTTTGGAATTGACCGACGACGTTACTCATACCGATGACGCTGACTATGCAATCCTAGAGATTTTATCAAAATTTGACACAAAATAATTTTGGTGTTACAATAACACTTTAATGGAGAGAATTATGAAGCGAGAAATTATCACTGCTAAAGTTCCTAAACAGAAACGTCGTGCTGACTTCTTGTTTCATAACGGTGCTTATCGCCCGCAGGTCGTTACCAGCCAAAAAGTTTACAATCGTAAAAAGTTGGCAAAAGTAATTGACACAAAAGGTGATTGAGCATATAATAGTGATATGTTGAATGGTTCAACATACACATGTTTTTTTTACACACACATAGAGGAAATTTATATCATGGCTACATCTAAACTTTTTACAGTTGTTGGCGTTTCTACACTTAATGGCAAGACTAAGGTTCGCTTTGCCAACGACTTTGCAGGTCGTATTAAAAACTTGGTCAAAGGTGGACACACCAATGTCGAGTTGTTTGAGTTGCCAGAGGCAATGACAAAAGAAGCCGCTTTGTCTTATGTCAAAGCTAATGCATTGTTTACTATCCCTGCTGACACAGAAGTTACAGCAGAAAACATCGCCGCAGTCGCAGGCGAGTAATCAACAAGGGCACAGAAGTGTGCCCTATCTTTTTCTTTTTAGGAAATCATAATGAGTAGATTACAGTTACATGGACGTACCTATGTAGTGTTTGATGCTGACAACAAAGATCATCGCAAGTGGTTTGCTGACTTTAACGCAACTCGTCGATGGGGTAATTGCCCTGTGCGTTTTGTGGTTAACGACGCTCATGGTGATTTGATCACCCAAATACAACGAGAACTAATCCAGTTCTATGTTGATAAAGAATTTAAACTAAACAAAATATTAAAGTAAAAGAACAATGACATATCCTACACCAGCCCCTAAACCCGGCGACCAAGTTCGTAGTTCTACTGGCGGCATCATCACTTATACAAAGACAGGTTTGATCCATACCATGTCTAAGAATCGTTAATTGACACAATTAGCATTAGACGTTATAATACATTCATAGCAAAACATTTATAGGAGTATGCTAAATGGCAAAAGTAAGTAAAAGCGGTATTGGTGAACCCCGTACAGTAAAGATCACAGAAGCAAAGCGTCTTATCCGCCGTGCTATGAAGGTTAAACGTCCCGTGTTTATGTGGGGACCTCCAGGCGTTGGTAAATCCGACCTTGCCGCTCAGTTGGCAGAAGAAATGAACGGTGCTCTTATTGACGTTCGTTTGAACTTGTGGGAACCTACAGACATTAAAGGTATCCCTTATTACAATGCACAACAAAATACAATGTCTTGGGCACCTCCCAGCGAACTGCCTACTAAAGAGTTTGCATCCAAGCATCCTGTAGTAGTGCTGTTTCTAGATGAACTGGCTGGTGCGGCTCCTGCTGTACAGGCCGCGGCTTACCAACTTATTCTTAACCGCAAGGTTGGTACATACGAACTGCCAGACAACGTTGTTATTATGGCGGCTGGTAACCGTATGACAGACAAAGGTGTTACTTATCGTATGCCTACTCCATTGGCTAACCGCTTTGTTCACTTTGAACTTCGTGTAGACTTTGCAGACTGGAACGTTTGGGCATTACAAAACCGTATCCATCCAGATGTAGTAGGTTACTTGAACTACCAAAAGGCAGACTTGTACAACTTTGATCCCACTGTACATGACCGCAGTTTTGCTACTCCTCGCTCTTGGAGTTTTGTAAGTGACCTTATTGACGATGAGATGACAGACAACGAGCAAACCGATATGGTGTCAGGTTGCGTTGGTGAAGGTCTTGCAATTAAGTTTATGGCTCATCGTAAGATTGCCGCAGACTTGCCTACTCCAACAGATGTATTGAGTGGCAAAGTTAAAGAATTGAAAACTAAAGAAATTAGTGCCATGTATTCTTTGACCACAGGTATGTGCTACGAGTTAAAAGACAGCTATGACAATGCTAAGAAGAGTGGCAAGTTGGATACATGGCACTCTAACTGCGAAAACTTTATCCAGTTTATGATGGATAATTTTGAGGCAGAGATGGTTATTATGGGTGCTCATACTGCACTTAAGAATTACAACTTACCCTTTGATCACAAGAAGCTTAAGAACTTCCCAGAGTTCTTCAAACGTTACGCTCACTTGGTAGTGGATGTCTCTAACTAAGGCAATGTCTACGTTAACTGGCGTAAAGTATAACGTAGATGAGAAAGGGGATTTTATCCCCTTTCCTCCTAATACTGTTGAGTTAGTTTATGGTGGCATGGATTATGCTAGAAGTGTGTTTGGCAATGAAAGAATTACAAGAACTGCTATCATAGACTATTTTGACAATGCTAGAACAACTTGGCCTAGTACAGAGATACCGAAAGGTGTTACACGTCATCAAGTAGTTAGTTGGTGTAAGGAAAAAGGTATTAAGCCTTTACACTATTATACACCAATGTCAACAAGAACGATTTGGTTTAGAGAAGACTCAGACTTATTTGCCTTTACATTAAAGTTTGGCGTTAATTGACATTAAATAAGTTTACGTGTATAATACATCTATACAGGAGCACAATATGAAATTCACAGTTAAAGATAGACTTACTAAAGCCCGTGTTAAGATGTTGCTTAAACATCCTTTTTGGGGTAACTTGGCAACTCGCATGAAGCTACAAGAAAATAGTGACTGGTTGAGCACTGCCGCTACAGACGGTCGCCACTTTTACTATAATGAAAAGTTTATTGAAAGTTTAGACGATGAAGAACTAGTGTTCCTATTTGGACACGAAGTTGGACACATTGTCTATGACCATATGGGACGTCGTGGAGACAGAGACCCCCAGTTGTGGAATATGGCCGGTGACTATCTCATCAACGACATGCTTATACAAAACAATGTAGGCAAGAAGATTACCAAGGTGCCAATCCTTTGGGATCCTAAATTCCGCGACATGACCACAGAAGAAGTCTATGACGACTTGTTTAAGAACGCTGTTAAAATCCAAATGACATTGGACATGCACATGGATGGTAGTGGAGAAGAAGTAGAAGATGGTAAAGGCAGTGATGGCAAGAGTAGAGCCAGTGGTGTCAAAATAGACGAAGAAACTGCCAAGAAGATGCGCGACGAGATGAAAGAAGCCATTCTGCAAAGTGCTCAAGCCGCAGGTGCAGGCAACGTTCCCGCAGGTATCAAACGTCTTATTAATCAATTTACTGCTCCTAAGATGCGTTGGCAAGACCTGTTGCGTATCCAATTGGAATCTAGTTTAAAGAATAACTATAGTTTTATGCGACCAAGTCGTAAGGCTTGGCATACCGGTGCCGTATTGCCAGGTATGTTGCCAGCAGAAGAATTAGATGTGGTAGTTGCCATTGACATGTCGGGTAGTATTAGTAATGAGATGGCACAAGACTTTTTGTCAGAAGTCAAAGGTATGATGGACTTGTATACTACTTACAAAATCCATGTATTTTGTTTTGACACAGAAGTGTATAATCCAGTGACATTTAGTGATGACTATGGAGATGACATTAGCTCATACGAAACAATGGGTGGTGGCGGAACCGATTTTGATGCTTGTTGGACTTACATGAAAGACAATGACATCACTCCTAAACAATTTATCATGTTTACAGATGGATATCCATATGACAGTTGGGGTGATGAAAACTACTGCGACACGTTATTTGTTATACATGGCAATGATCAAATTGAAGCACCGTTTGGTGTAACTGCTCACTATACATTCAATTCAGAAACTGTTTAAAAAATCGGATTTCTTTTCGATTTTTTATAAACTCCTTGTACATTTCAATGACTTCTGGAGTTCTTAATTTTTCTGATCCTTGATCAAGAGTAATATCCATGCTTGGGTCTAATCCAAACTTATTACAAATGAAAGTAGTGTTATCCTTTGCACGGTCTAATAAATTTTTCCTAGTTTGAGATAATTTATTAATATCAATGTCATCTATGCCATGTAGTTGAGATAAGTTTTGATTGAAGATCAAATCGTACATATCCACTTTAATATAAGAATTAAATTTTTCTATTTGCAATAATTCTTGGTAGACTTCGTTTAAAAAATAAGGATCTTCTACCATACCAATTAATCTATAGACTATGTTATTTGAACCGTCCCATTGATTTTTATAAAACACATAGTGTTTATACAGAACCAACAAGGTTGGTATCCAAAATTTCTCCGGAGGAAAACTACAATAAATTTTCTTTTTCCAAGATAATTGTTCTATTGCATTATAGTTGAGTATTGTATGGCTTTTGATATAAGGAAAATTTATGTCGTTGACTGTGAAGTTTTTATCAGCTATTATGTGATCGAGTGTAAATTCTTTGTTAACAATATCTAATAAATATTTTTCCGGATTATCTATTTTAGATATATAGTTGTTCAAAGAAATGGGTTTCTTTATAAATTTATATCTATGATAGATATTGGCAAAAATTATTGCTGAATCTAACTCGGCTGGTGTGGTATAATGTTTGCTTAAAATTTCACTGCTTGAAGAAAATGGATGTAGTATTTGGTTATTTGGTCTTCGACTTATCATGTAGTTATCAATGATATCGTCCCAGTTCCATTCTAAATTAGTAGTTTGATAAATGTCAATGTTGTCAATTGTTTTTTTATCGTCAAGTAAAAATTTACCGAAGAATGATCCCATATGTCCTGGCTCCCACATAATAGGAGTTAGACTTTCAATTAGTTTTTTGTGATTGGCCTGCATTGTTTTATTTATTTTGTAGTTGACTTTTTGCAAATTTAATGTATAATATAAGAATACACACTATAAATAATCTGTGTATATAACATAACATAAGGAGTTTTTACATGAACAACGTTAACATCAATGATCTAATGACTTTGCTAGCCGCAGTGGATCTCGCAGTCAAGCGTGGCACTTACAGTATTTTGGAAATCCGCCAAGTTGGAGAAGTTGCAGAAAAATTGAACGCTTTCCTAACCGAAGCTACTGCCGCTTCACAGGCTGCACAAGCTGCCGCTGAAGGAACTGAAGCTGTTGCTGAAGAAGCTGTTGCTGAAGAAGCTGTTGCTCCAGTAGAGCAGGCTTAATCTAGGAATTAGTCATGCCTACATTTTTAAAACACGTAGGGCAGGTCGCAAGCACAGGCAAGAAATGTGTTGTGGTATTTAGAGCAATACCCAACGAAGAAACTTCTTGCCTTGTGGTTGAAACTGAAGTTCTAGGCACAAACTATCATGATAACTTAGTAGAAGCTGTTGAAAGTCCCAGTGGACAAGAAGACATTGACTTTTATAAGTACGCTCAAAGAAATACTTTCTTTGACGGTAGAAACATGTTAGAAGCAATGCACATCAGTGGTTGGTTGAAAAAGTTCCCTACTAATGAAATTATCATGATGCCCACTCGTGATATTAAAATTAATTTAAGTGACCTTAACGCTCAACTAGATCAAAACGATTCAAGTCGTACCACTAGCAGTGATATCAGTCAATCAGAAAGTAAGCCAGCTGGCATACTAGATGATAAAGACATTGCCAATCAAATGCGTAATCAGGCAGCATTTTTTAGAAGTGAAGCAGAGCGTTTGCTTAAAGAAGCAAATACTCTAGATCCACAGACAATCACTACAGCCTCTCCCGTTGCTGAGGCTCCAAAGCCTAAGCGAGCATATACTAAAAAAAAATAATTAAGGAACCTGAATCATGGCCATTAGAAAAAAGGATAGAAGTTTTGAAGAAATCCTTAAAGACGTTGTCATGGAAGAGGTTCCTATAGAATATATAACACACATTCAACTAAAATTAGTAGATGGTGATATTATAGAATTTTCAGGTGAGGAACTCAGTGGTATGAATGACGCCAGTGAGGTTCTTAAAGCTCAGGGTTTAGAGCATCTGAGAGATAATATCCTTGACATTGAAGTCTTTATTGACAGTAGTAAAATTAAATCTCGCGTCATTAAGTATGTACGTGGTATATTAACTAGCCAATTTGGCGAAGAGAATGACACTAAAAACAGAAATTAATTTTGAAAAAGATACAAACTATGTTCCAGTATTAGATCATGGTTTTGTAGGTCTAGTAGACCATATGGGCAGTGATAGTGCTATTGTACAAGCCGCTCGTGTTAGCTATGGTGCTGGCACAAAACAAGTTCAAGACGATAGAAACTTAATCCGTTATCTAATGCGTCACGAACACACAACACCTTTTGAAATGTGTGAAGTCAAATTCCACATTAAACTGCCTATCTTTGTTATGCGACAACTTGTACGTCATCGTACTGCCAGCATGAACGAATACAGTGCTCGTTATAGTGTGCTTACAGATGAGTTTTACATTCCCGAACTAGAACAAATCCAAAAACAAAGCACCTCTAACAAGCAAGGTCGTGAAGACAGTGAATGGGGCTTTGAAGAAAAGCGTGGAGTGCAACATGCCTTTCAACGTAGCTTTCATAATGCTTATAAAGAGTATGCTAGTTTGCTAGGTAAAGAAGATAATGGACTAGCTCGTGAGTTGGCTAGAAGTGTGCTTCCAGTAGGCGGATATACAGAATTGTATTGGAAAGCCAACTTAAAGAACTTTCTTCACATGGCTCGTTTGCGTATGGATCCACACGCACAATGGGAGATTAGAGAGTTTGCCGGTGCAATGTATAACTTAGCCAAGCCACTATTCCCAGAAGCATGTTCAGCATTTGAAGATTATGCTGTTAACTCAGTCAAGCTAAGTGCAGGGGAATACGAGCTAGTTAAGAATTTAATTAGCCAAGACAAATGGACTGCTATGGTTGCAAAATACGGCAACGACGAAAAAGCCCTGGGTTTAGATGCGGGGCTTGGTATTCGTGAACTACGTGAATTTAAAGAAAAGCTAGGTCTGTGAGATAATTTATCTCACAATATAAATTAATCTAGTTTTCTCAATATACCAGCAATTCTAGGAGTCCATCCAGCAAAGTTGTTGGTATAATATCCCGGTTCTATTCCCCATTCTTGCTCTTGAGGTGGAGTATATACTTGTGGATATGAAAGTGTAACTGGGGACGAACTAGTATTAACAGAACACTGAACACCTCCACCATTATACCACCAGTTATCAACTGTCATATTATTCGATATGCCAGCTGGCTGTATTATTGCATTAGGCCCGTCACCACCACGTTCAATTAATGTAAAGTGAATATCTCCAGGATTTAATGTTGCTTGATATAAAGCTTCATCAAAATTCACTACCGAAGAAACAAAGTGCCATTTTTGTGGAAGTATATATGAATATGTCCATGCTCCATTATTTCCACCTTGGTGTCTTGACACTATAGAATTGGATATTATATTATTAATTGATCCTTGATAAATCTTTACATCAAAAGAAATACCATAAGGACTACCATTACTAGTTGGATTAATATTATCACCAACAAGTG